TTACCCTTCTCGTAGTCTACCTTGTTAGGTATCTCTAAGTCAACTGCAGATTCCATTATTTCTACAATCCTTTTAGCTTGTTTATCATCTTTTACAGATATATCAAGTTCATCATGTATCTGTATGTGTGCAACAATGCCTTCCTTATATAGCTCCAACATAGATTTTTTTGTCATATCGGCAGCTGAACCTTGTATTAATTTGTTTAAAGCTTTGTAAGTATAAGCACGCTTGATACCTGGTCCATGTTCTTGAACAGCTTGGTCAAAAGGTAATGCCTTGTGCATACCAAAAGTATTAGGTTCCCACAAATGAAAACGACACAGCCTACCTAGTAAAGTTCTAATCTGTCCTCTTTGTTGAGCTCTATTAGATACAGATCTTGTTAAAGATTTAACAAAAGGTACTCTTTCATGGTAAATTGAAAACAATTCTTCTGCTTTATTTTTTGATACTCCTAGCTCTGCTTGTAGTTTAGCTTTACCCATACCATAAAATAAACCAAGATTAATTGTCTTAGCCTGTAATCTAGGTATATCTGCCATTTGTGCAACTATCGTATGAAAGTCTGCATTGCCATCTTTATAAGCATCTTTAACATTAAAGACGCTTGCGTCTTGATCCAGGGATGCATAGTGCACTACAAGTCTTGGTTCTTGTTGACTGTAGTCAAAGCATCCCCACTCGCAACCAGACTCAGGTATAAAGAGGGATCGGATCAATGGACCTAAATCTTTGTTGCGTGCAGGAATTTGTTGTAAGTTTGGATTGGAGTAACTAAATCTTCCTGTTACAGTTCCTCCAGTATCTGATCTAATTTGATTAATATCAGCATGTATTCTACCTTTGTACTCATGTTTTATAATCGTATCAATAAATGTAGTATGAGCCTTGTTAACTTCTCGTGCTTCTGCTATCATTTTAACTAATGGATGTTTATGAGTCGAAAGGAAATTTTTAGTAAATGATGGTGCGTTTGTTTTTTCTGTTCTTTCAAAAGGTAAATTTAATTTTTCAAAAACTTTGGCAATCGATCGTGCAGCCCATATTTGAGTATCTAATCCTGTTTCTTCTTTTATTTTGTGGAGTAACATTTCTTCTTGTAGGGTTAATTGTCTCTTTAGTTCATGAGCTTTGCTCACGTCCACTCTCACTCCAAGAAATTTCATGTCAACCAAACAAGGAAAAAGATCTGTCTCAAGTTCAAAAATAGATCCTAGGTCCTGGTCCGTTAGTTCTTTTTGCATAACCTTCCATAGATTTAATGTTAGTTCTGCATCACGTTCAGCATAATTACCTACATACATTGCAGGTAGTTTCCACATATCGGCTTTAGGGTCTACTCCCCATTCTTTTGCTGCTTCGTTTAATTCAGATTCATTTTTACCTTGCCCACAATAATCCCAACCTAAACTATTGAGATCAAATCTAAATCTGTTTTCATTCACTAAAGATGCTGCAATCATTGTGTCAACAATTTTTCCATTAATTTTTATTCCCATCGACCTAATCCAACACACATCATACATAGCATTATGAAAAACTTTAATTGATTTAGATTGGCAAATATCTGTAAGCCATTGAATTACTTTACTTTTTTCTAGGTTACCACCACCTTCATGATCAAAAGGAAAATATCCAGAGTAGCCATCAACAGCTACAGCAATACCCACAACCTTACCACGTCCTACTACTGCACCTGATCCCATTGTTTTTAAATCTGGATCACATGTCTCTAAATCTATTGCTATAACATCTGCTTGTCTTAAATCAGGAAATTCTTCTGGCTTTACCCATTCTGTTTGTGCCTTAAATATTAATGGTTTCATTATTTTTCCTCCTTTAAGTTTTTAAGTTTATAATCATAACTACCTTTTTCATGTTCATCGGTAATCCATTTAGCAGAATTTTCTACAGAATATATTTTGCTTGTTACTAATCTATTAATTAAATTTTTAGATGGATCAACACCCATTGATGCATCAAACATTTTTAATCTGTTGTTAGGTTGTATAGCAAAGTTTCCATCCTCTAATTCAAGAACATGGCCACACTTATGTTGATCTGGTTTCTCTGCATAACCAAAATTTAATTCATTAAAATCACCTGCACACCAGTCTATTGTAAATAAATATTTACCTTTACGTTTTATTTTACGTCTAGATGTATATTGCATAGTTGCACCAGCTAGTTCATAGAACGTTGTGACACTTACATTGTAACTAAAACTGTCCCACATTACTACTTCATCCAGAGGCAATTCCTTGACTCCAGGCTTTGTACAAAATGCAGTAATAGGTGCTCGCCACCATAGTCCACCATCTTCCATTAAGAAATGAAACAATGGTACTCTGTTAGGTATAGAGCTAAAGCCAAATACACCTACTTCAAAATATTTATCATGTGAATCTTTTTGATCTCTTAAATAATTTCCTCTTACGTAACACTCTATTACAGGTATATTTGCATTTAAGTACGCCATTATATTTTAAACTCCTTTGTTTTGTTGTTTGCTTTGATTAAATATAAATTTTTTGCACATCTAGTAATTCCCACATACCAAACCCTGTATTCCTCATCTTGTTTAGCTAAGTTTTTTTTAGCACCCGCCATCGTATTTAAAGTTTGATTTAAAAATAAAACAACATTGGTTGCTTCACCACCCTTTGCTCCATGAATAGTAGAAACTTTTATTCTTGGTTCTTGGTCTATTTTCTCACCATTATTAAACATAGCATCCATATATTCAATTTGACCTGGTGAAACTTTTGTAAAAGCTTTTTGCCAAGGCAGTGTAATATCTACTTCATGCATTCGTTCTTTTATTCTTTGTTTTTGTATGTCTGGAATTTCTTTCTCTTCCCTCATTTGATTCCAATATCCAATGTCTTCATATAAAGATTTACCTATACTATTACCTTGTGCTGTTTGAAAAAACAACCCATGTCTTTTAAGTTGAGGCAATATTGGTTTTAATAAAGAATTAGTTCGAGTTAAAATAAGCCAATCTCCTTTTTCCATATCTGTAATGACATCAGATAATTTATACCTTTCAATTATTTCTCCTCGTTCTTCTTTTGGCAAATAATCTTTTTGAATTCTATTTACCCCTACTCTTGAAATTACATCTAACGCTTTAGTTTGTATATCAATTGGAACCCTTTGAGATTTAGTTAATAAAACATCGTTTCCTTTCCAATTTTGAAAAGATTTAACATCTGCTCCTGCCCATCCAAAAATAGCTTGGTCATCGTCTCCGGCTATCCATACTCTAGGATTTAATTCTGCACTATCTTTCATTATTTTGTCTAACATATTCCATTGCAATTTAGATAGATCTTGTGCTTCATCGACAATAATTAATTGAAAAGCTTTTTTACTTTGACCTACTAAAAATTTTTCAATCATATCATTAAAATCTATAAGCCCATATGTTTTTTTGTAGTTATCTATTTCTTTAGCTATTGCATCTAGTTTAAATCTTTCAACCCAAGTTAAATGTTCATTTCTATCAAATTGATCTAGTGGTGTTATTTGTCTTACTTTAGCTAAGTTTATTAATGTTAAGTATTCACTGTCTGAAGAAAATATTCCGTTCCATTGATTAGTTTCGTGATTTGCATATTGAATTTGTATCCCACAGGTGTCCCCTATTTTTTTATAATGTTCTTCCTGCATTACATTTTCTTCTTTTAAACCTAATTGATTAAAAGCAAAAGAGTGCAGTGTTTGAAAATAAGGAAGATCTTTTTTAGTTAGTCCAACGTTGTCTGCTAAAAATCTATCTCTTGCTTCATTAGCTGCTTTTCTAGTAAAAGCAAAATACCCTATGTTGTTTAATGAAATACCTTCATCAATCGCTTTTTGTACTGTTTGTAATAAATTTCTTGTCTTCCCAGTACCTGGAGGACCTATAACTCTATACTTTTTCATTAGTAGTTACTCTCTTTTCTCTCCACAGGTTGATAACCTATCTGTTCCATGTGAAGTTGTGGAAGTCGACAGACCTTTAATGTTTTACCATCAACATTTAAAGAATGATTAAATTCTACTTTACAGTCTTTTTCTAATTGTCTTGCAATTCTTTCTTCAGGAATTTTCCAGCTACTACCTAGATGCTGGATGAATGATGTAAATTTAAAGTAATGATGTCCTTCGTTAGTATAACATGCTCCATTTTTTATTTGTCCTCTTTGTTTTGCTTGAGGACCATTAATACAGTATTGATATAATTCATCTTTTAACCTATCTGTAATCTGTGTTCCTTTTGGAGGATAAATAGTTTCACAACCATTTCTCCATTCATTTAATTTTGCCCTATAATCTTTTGGTTTTAATGGTTCAAAATAAACTCCTGTTTGTTCCCATATTAAATTTAAAACTTCTTTTTGTGTGGTCATCAACTTTGTATTGGCCACAATAACTTCTACTTTGTCATCACTCGGCATTACCACTTGAAATCTATATTCAGGTTCTACATATTTAATAATTTGAAAATCAGTAATATCTGGAAATACTGATATACCATCTGATTTAACACCAAAAGGTCGAGAGTAACAAACACCTCGCATACACCTATCTTTAATTGGATCTTCATAACAAGTGTGTCCTGCTGTATCTTTTCTCCACGCAGCTATTTTAGCATCTAATTTTGTTTTATCCCAAGGGTCAGATAAGTAGTTATAGTTAGCCTTAGATACCTGGTCTGGCCATTTATCTTTGTATTTCTTTTTAGCAAAAACCATATAGTTGTACATAAATCTATCTCTACCATCATCTAATTTTGTCTTAGAACACAAAGCCAAACAAGGAGGACCATCATCAAATTCTGGATCAGCACCAGTTAAAATGTTTTTATGTGTTTCTTCTACTAATTTTTCTAAATCTTCTTTACTGATTCTAGATTCTTCTGCAGTTTTTATAAATGATGGTAAGTCTAGTTTAGAATTATTTTTATCTAATGCATATCTTGCTGATTCTCCATTATTATAATAAGGTAAATTAATAAAATTTCCTGGTTTAATGTCTCCTTTTTCATCTTCCTTTAATTCTTTCTGCTTAGGAAAAATTTCTGTGGTAGGTTTTAAACCTAATGGTAACAGAAAAGCTTTTAAACCATCTATTAAATCTATAGCAGGTATAGGTTCTTTTAAAAAAATATAACAATGTAACCCACCGCTTTTAGATAATATAGGAATAAGAGGAAGTTTATATTGTTGAAATAATCCTAAATATTTTTCAATTTTAAATTCACCATAATTAGGTGGATCAATATCTATGCATCCAAATTGAGCTGTTTTATTTAAAGTACATGGTTGTACTCCAATAGATATTTTTCCTTGTAGGTGATCTTTGTAATCGTTGATAGATAAGGGTCTACCAGCCCATTCATAATTCGGTTTAATCTTATTTTTATCTGAGTCTAATGAAGTCCTTGACATATCGGCTATGCCAAAGTCTCCTCTATAACCAGTAAATAGTTTTATAAATTCGTCAACCATATCAATCCCGGGTCGGGGCAGGTCTACTCTCGCTTCGCTGCCCCTATCCTCAAAAGAGGAATCTTAGTAATTAGATTCGTCTTCTACGTTAGTTTCAACAGAAGTTGCAGCTATGTTGCTTTTATGCAAACCGAGATTAAATTCTCTAGCCATGCTATATATTTCTGCGTTTTGAACTGGTCCGACTAACGAAACTGTCATTCCATGCCAAGTGAAATTGCCTTGATTCTCTACAGATTTAATATGATAAACCCTTGAGAATGATGGCGCTGGTATAGACTTACCTGTTTTTTTAGATACAACAAATTCATTATCCATTAATGAGTTCCAACCTCTACTAGTTTTTAACTGAGTAGTTTTCAAAGGCATCAATGCCTTCTCAGGTCTATCTCCTAATAAAATAACAAAATGATTTGCTGTTTTGATAATTTCATTACCATTTTTCAGCACATCTTTTGTACCCGACTTGGTAGTCTCTCCCATTACTCCAGGTCCCCTGTCATTATGAACAGGTCTCCCTTCACTTCGTTCGAATGGTGCCCATTCTGGATATGTCATTTTATAAAAACAAGGTATTACATTAATACCTTTGTCTCCACTATACAGTTTTTTTGTAACTGTATTATAAAACATTCCAGCTTCTGCACCTTCAACGTACTTAGCATGTTTCTTTTTCGTTTCATAAGAACCACTTTGCAGCAGTTTTAGAAATGGTAAAGCTAAGTCTTCTTTCTCTATATTTTCTAGACCCATTCCTGAGTCTGTTTCAAAATCTAGAGTAGCTATTGCACCTTCTTTTTTGACCGTAAGGTCGCTTGCTTCTTGTGTCATGTTATTTGCTCCTTGTTATTTTTGTTTTGTTTCCCTTAAACAGGTTAAAATGTTCAGAAGGCAAGTCAAGATTACTCTCTACTCGCTCTCTGTACAACGCTTTGAGAGTCATAGGTTCAACCTTCATTTTTTGTGTAGGTTGATATCCATTCTTCTCAGCAAGGCTAGCGTAATCATTCGCCTTGTTATCTTCGCCACGACCAAAGGAAACAGTAATCTCATTTTTAATAAGATCACCCAAGTCGTTATCTCGAAGCCATTTAAATGCTTCTTCCTTTTTTGCTATAGGAATAGAAGCACCGTAAATCTCTTTTACTTCTATGGCTGAACCATCTTGAAGTTTAAGAGTTTTTAATTTCATATGTTCCATTATCTCAGGAATAACTTCCTCAGATATTTTATCAGCAGCTTCTTTTTTTCTTTTTAAATTTTCTTCAAGAACTTTTACTTCGTCCTCTAAAGACTGCAGCTGTAAAACATAGTTAGATAAACTTTGTACGTTATCTATTTCATTTAATTGTTGAGGAGAATCTTCCTCAAACTGTTGTGTTAGGTCTACATTACTCATCTATTTCTCCTTTCTCGTATAGATTTATTTTAATTGGATAGTACATTCTTTCTTGTCGATCCCATTTTAACAAATTATATTTTCCATTTGTTATATCAGAAACTACAGAACAGGCTACACCAATAATAGCAGGATCACCAGTTAGAAGTAAATAATCATCCTCACAAAAATTTTTTAATTTTTGTCTTAAAGAATAAATTATTGGACCTGGACTAAAAATTATTTGAGAATCTTCTTTTAGTAATACTTTAATATCACCAAATTTTTGAGCTCCCATAATGTTAATTTTAGGTCTTCCTTCTCTAGTACCTGGTATTTCTTGGATAACATATACTATCGTTTTGTCTTTCATGCTTGACAATATAAAGGTTCAATATTATATTGTCAACTAGAAAGAAGAAAAATTATGAAATATAAATTTAAAACTAAACCCTACGCACATCAAATGACTGCGTTAGAAAAATCATGGAATAAGAAAGTATATGCTTATTTTATGGAAATGGGAACAGGAAAAACAAAAGTTGCTATTGACAATATAGCAATGCTTTATGATGCTGGTAAAATTAATGGGGCTTTAATTGTTGCTCCAAAAGGAGTCTATAAAAACTGGTATTCTCAGGAATTGCCTACGCATTTACCAGACCACATAGAACATAAGGCAGTATTGTGGCAAGCTACTATTAATCAAAAACAACAAAAACTTTTAGATACTTTATTTAAAACTGGTCAAGATCTACATATTCTTATTATGAATGTTGAAGCTTTTTCCACTAAAAAAGGACTAGACTTTGCAGCTAAATTTTTAAATTGTCATAGCACTTACATGGCTATTGACGAGTCTACTACTATTAAAAATCCTGGAGCTAAACGTACTAAAAACATAGTAAGCATTGGAAAATACGCTAAATACAGACGTATCTTAACAGGTTCTCCAGTTACAAAATCACCTTTAGATTTATATAAACAATGTGAGTTTTTAGATGAGTATCTGTTAGACCATTCTTCTTATTACACTTTTAGAACTAGATATGCCATAATGCGTAAAGCACATTTTAATGGAAGGTCAGTAGAAATAGTGGTTGGATATAAAAATCTTGGTGAACTTTCTGATAAACTTAAATCTTTTTCATATCGTGTGCTAAAAGATGATTGCTTAGATCTTCCTAAAAAAACTTTTATGAAACGTATTATTACACTTACTCCTGAACAAGATAAGGTGTATCAGCAAATGAAAAAAATGGCGTTGGCTTTAATGAATGGTAAAATGATTACGACTGCAAGTGCTTTAACTCAATTAATGAGACTACATCAAATAACTTGTGGTCATTTTAAAGCTGACGATGGATCTATTCAAGAAATTAAAAACAACAGACTGTCTGAACTACTAGAAGTATTAGAAGAAGTACACGGTAAGGTTGTAATATGGGCACATTATCAGTACGATATAGAAACAATAGTAAAACATATTAAAAAAAAACATGGGGATAACTCTGTTTTAACTTATTATGGATTAACTCCACAAGATCAAAGACAAGACAACATTGCTAAATTTCAAGACCAAGAAAGCGATGTTAGATTCTTAGTAGGCACACCTCAAACAGGTGGTTATGGTATTACTTTAACAGCTGCTAGTACTATGGTTTACTATTCTAATGGATATGATTTAGAAAAAAGAACACAATCAGAGGCTAGAATAGATCGTATTGGCCAAACAAAACCTATGACTTACATTGATATAATTGCAGAAGATACTGTTGATGAAAGAATTGTAAAAGCTTTAGTTAAAAAAATAAATATTGCTTCTGAAGTAATGGGTGAAGAATTAAAAGATTGGTTATAGGAAATTATAGGATATACATATGGGAGCGGTGTAATTTTATTCTACAACTTTTCCTTTGCTCCATTTCATTTCAGGAAGACCTTCAGTGTATTTTTTCCCATCAAAAGTTAGCACTTGTTTTCTATTTGAATCTGATTCGTGATAGCTTATGTGAACCCATCCCCCTGCGGGATCGTCTTTGTCGTAGTACTCCATGATCAATTGATCGAAGTCCACGTTATTTTGTAGCCAGTAAGCTGTTTGAATATTTGGCACGCCAAATATTTCTAGGTCAACCGCCTGCCCCTTGGCATGCTGGCTAGTTTTTTTAGACCCTATAGCCTCACAGAGAGCTTCTGAGCGGTATCCTGATGTAATTGTGACCGGTTTATCGAAATGAGCACGAAGTGGCTCTAAGACCTCATAACACAAATCACCTAAACTTTTTATTTCTGCTGATCCTGGTGTGTTATCTATGCCTTTCCGTTGAGCGGTCATAGAATTAGTCATTTCTCTTAATGTAAAGTGTTTTGATAGGTGCATGAAAAATTTTTTTTATTGTAT